ATGACCCGTGATTTGACCACGAGCTACCTGTAAATCAAAAGGCTCAGTACGAGCTTGACGAGTAATCGAATTTAATGCGTTATTTGTTGCTGGCACAGTTGGCATAATTAATCTCCTAAGTTGTTAATGGAGGGGTTCCCCCCTCCTTGGATTAATTAGTCAAAGTTACCATATGGGTAAGTTGTCAATGTACCAATATTGTTATCAGGCTGTGTATAACGTAAAGTTACGTTAACTTGTCCAGCCAAAGATGTTGCTGACAATAAATTGGTTCCAACTAAGCCAACAGTAATAACAACCTGTGATAAGTTAGGCTGTGTACCGCCTTGATAAATATCGGTTGAAGTTGCAGATTGGTTAGTGATCTGTGTGCCAGTAAAGGTAGACAAAGTTTGACGACCAACAGCATTAGATGTCAAAGATGCTGTTTGGAAGTAAGTTGGAGTACCGCCCGCAGCAACGTAGTTGTTGCTTGCAGAAAACTGTACTGAAGTCAATGTAGCTGAACCGCCAGTAACTGCAAACACAGTAGCGATATCAAAAAAGATATCATCTAAGTCTGCACCGGTTGGCAAATAGAATACTGCGCCGCGGTAAATATTGGTGTTGGTATCAGCGGGAATTGTTTGTGCTGTAGGTGTTGCAGTAGCTGATGGTACATAAACCACGCCATTTAAGTTTGGTATACCATTTGATACGACAAACTGTCCAGAAGAACCACCATATGTGGATGTACCAATAGTTGTATTGGCAATGCTAACATCAACGTTTTGTACTAATTGTGAGTAACCTACGTTACGTAATGGACCAAAACGATTATCACCCGATAGAATCGGACCTTCAAATGTACTACGTCCCATAATGGACTCCTTATGCAAAAGTACCTATTCCGATCTTTGCATCGTCTGCTGGGGCAGTGGTGGAATAGGCGAATCACCCAGATGTTGTATTTATACACTATTTAAACTTATATATCAAGTTTTGGTGTAAACTTTTGCGATGAAAAAGAAAAAGCAAGTTTTACAAAAAAAGCGAAAAAACACCTTAAAATTCAAGCCTCTTAGCGAGCGCAACATGGCTAAATTGCAAGCCGCTTTCCAAGCTCACGAAAAAGGCAATGGTCCACAGGCCTTGATGCTTTGTGAAAACATTATTTCCCAAGAACCCGATAATCCAGATGCCTACCATTTAATAGGATGTGTATTAGGATCCGTCAAGAGTTATGTGGGCGCGCTTCAATACTTTAACGAATCTCTACAAAGATATCCCGATAATCCAATAGCCTTAAATAATCGTGGAAATGCGTTTGCCGCCATAAATCAGCCTGAATTGGCGCTTGAAGATTTTGACAAAGCTATAAAAATTAGACCTGATTATGCCGAGGCTCACTATAACAGGGGGATAGCCTTAGGAATATTATATAGGCTAGAGGAAGAAATTCAGTCTTACGATAACGCCTTGAAAATACAGCCAAATTTTCCAGAAGCTTATAACAACAAAGGTATTGCACTGCAAAAACTTCACAGAATGGAGGAAACCTTAGAGTGTTATCAAGCTGGAATAGCTCAAAATCCTAAAGGCGTAGAGGCTTTTTACAATAATCGTGGACTGGTATATCAAAATTTAGGCCGTCCTGATGAGGCTATTGCGGATTATAACCGCGCTGTAGAGATTGTTCCTGATTTAGCGGATGCTCGTTTTAATCGGTCTTTATGCTTTTTATTGCGTGGGGAATACGAAATTGGCTGGCAAGAACACGAATGGCGATGGAACAGGGCAACCTATCCCAAAAGAAATTTAACTGGAATTATGTATGACGGAACACAGGATTTAAATGGTAAAACACTATTTATTCATGGCGAGCAAGGGCTGGGCGATATGCTTCAATTTTGCCGATATGCCAAATTAGCCAAAGAAAAAGGCGCAACAGTGATGCTTGGAACCGAAAAGGCATTGTTTAGGTTGCTGTCCACTTTAGAGGGCGTAGATCAAATTATTTGTACTGGTGATGAGATACCGCCATTTGACTATCATGTGCCTCTTATGAGCCTTCCTAATGTGTTTAAAACACGCATGGATAGCATTCCTTATGGCATTTATTTAAAGCCTGATCCAACTTTAGTCGAAGAGTTTAAAGGTCAATTCTTTTCTTTTGGAAGAAAAAAAAATGTAGGCTTGGTTTGGAGCGGTGGTTTTAGACCTGACCAGCCTGAGGTTTGGGCGGTTAACGAACGCAGAAACATAGCTTTATCCAAGCTTTTGCCGCTGAAAGAAGCTAATGTTAATTTTTACTCTTTACAAAAAGGCGAAGGACCAGAGCAAGAGCTTGACAATTGTTTGGGTTGGAAAGACATGATTAATGATACTGCCCACTTCAAAGACTTTGCAGATACTGCGGCTTATATTGCTAATTTAGATTTGGTTATTTGCGTAGATACTTCTACTTGCCACGTTGCCGCCGCGATGGGTAAAGAGGTGTGGATGATGAACCGATTTGATACTTGCTGGCGCTGGTTTATGGACAGAACCGATAGTCCTTGGTATCCAACAATTAAGCTGTACCGTCAACCCAAGTTAGGAGATTGGGAGTCCGTAGTTCAAAACGTTAAAAAGGATTTAATTAAATGGGTCAAATAGTTTTATTGCAAGGTGGTATTGGTGACTTTTTACAATGTTTGCCATTTATTGATGCCAATAAAAAGAACAATATTCAGTATTGTTGCGTTACTCATTTAAAGGGTGCTAAAGAGTTTTTAGATACCATTGGGGTACAGCCGAGCGCTCTTTTCATATTCAAAACTATGGATGAACAAAATCAAGTGTTAAATGCACTCCCTAGAACGGAGCAATATGTTCACTGCCCACGCACCCAATATTTTGATGCCTATCCATTTGATATAGGACCGTTGTTATTTACCAACGGAAAGCCAACAATTGGCGTCCATGTTAATGGAAGCGCTTTTTCTATTGATACTCAAAAGAAATTTGGCATGATTCTTAAATCCATTCCTGCCCGCGTAATCAAAGAATTAAAGTCTAAAGACTACAACTTGATGGTTTTTGGTTTGGAAGAAGAGCTAAAAGGAATGGGTATTCGCCAATCTGAAACGCTCAAGTTTGTATGCGATCCAAACCCAGCTAAGAGTTTTGGTTTTGTTGGGCAGTGCAGGGCTGTAATAGGTAGCGATAGCGGGATTAAAACGATGAGTTCAATGAACCGCATTCCTACATTTGTATGGCTTGGAGATTATAGGGATGAAGCAAGGGATCAGAATTTTATTGATCCATATATCAAAGATGGCGTAATGAAGGTATTTAGGTATAAAGATGTAGAAGCACAATTTGAACGCGGTATGACTATGACCAAGGAGTTTTTAAATGAAGTTTTATGATGATGTAAGACATATGCTGGACAAACGTGCTACAGGATTTGATTTTGTATTTAATTATCTTAAAGATATCAAAGATCCATTCATTGTAGAAACTGGATGCGCCCGGATTGTTGGCAATTACACTGGAGATGGGCAAAGCAGTTTGTTATTTGACAAGTACACCAACGAATATGGCGGGGAGTTTATTACTGTTGATCTTTCTCCAGATAGCGTAGCCAATTGTAGAAAACAGATGGTTTGCCCAAGGACTGCGGTTGTTGAATCAGATAGTGTTTCTTATTTATATGATTTAAATGAAAAGTTAAAAACACAATCAAGACAGATTGATTTTTTATATTTAGACAGCTTTGATTATACTGACCACCAACGCATGGAAAGCGCCACACATCATTTAAAAGAACTTTTAGCAATTCAAGATAGCTTAAAGCCCGGTGCGCTTATTGGCGTAGATGACAATTGGTTTAATGGTGACCAGCGCACAGGAAAAGGGTTTTTGGTGTTGCAGTACCTTGAGGCCTATGGAATTAAACCCGCTTTTGATGGTTATCAAATATTTTGGATTAAGTAATGCTTCATGTAATGGGTGATTCCCATAGCATTATATGGTCTGGTAATATTTTCCATAATTGGGATGGGAGTCATAAATTTCCTAAAATAAGGGTTCATCATCTTGGACCCTTACTTGGGTATCATTTGTGGGGCGAAAACACTATTGGCAAATGGGGGAAAAAAGTAATTGATCTTTTAGATACATTGCCTGATATTTCTGCTTTAGGACTTTCTTTTGGTGAAATTGATGTGCGCATGAAAGCAGTAAAGTTTTCCCAAAATAATACCTTGCGCGCATCTTGCGAAATAATTGCTTACCGCGTACTCAATTTTTGCGCAGCTTTAAGAATGTTCTATGATTTTCCAATTTTTATAATGGCTCCAATAGCATCTGGATTTAATGGAGAAAATGGGGTTGGTAACCCTTTTGAAAGAAATTTAGCTACTCTTTATTTCAATAACTATTTAAAGACTGAACGTTTTAGTATTAAAGATGTATATGTGGTATCCATAGCTGAACAGCTTATGACCAATAATTTAGTAACCAAAACGCAATACTATTCAGACAATGTGCATTTAAATCTTGATGGGTTTAAGTTGCTTGCTGAAGAATTTAATAAAGTTGTAGAAGAAAACGAAATAAAAAACCCCGCCTTTTGAGCGGGGTTCTTATTGGAGCTTACTAGATTAGTAAGAACCGTATACACCCAATGGATCAGAGTAACCAAAGGAATAACGCTCACGAGACTTGTAACGGACGTTACCAGTATCAAAGTCGCCATCCATAGAATTCTGGAGTGGGGTACGTTCAAAGTGCTTCAAACCATTTGGAACATCAGTGGTCAAGAACCATGCATTGGTAGCGGTCAAGAAGTGGTTAATGGTGTAACCTTCTGGAACAGAACCGTTGTTCTTAATTGCGTTGATGTCGTTGTTGTTTGTACCAACGCGCAATTCAGTTTCGAGCAAACGAGTTGCAACGAACTGTAATGCTGGTGGAACAACCAATTTACGTGGTTTAGCAGCGATCAACAGACCACGCTCATCAGTCCAAGCAGCGATTTGAATAACAGCATTTTCCAATGCGGTTTCGTTCAAGTCAGCAGGAGTAGATGGGGTGTTGCCGTTGGTGCCACCGTTAACCAATGGGTGTGAGGTGCTAAATAAAGACTGACCATCACCACCAGTATAGGCAGCGTTGAAGCCGTTATTCAATACAGCAGCAGCTTTAACCTGTTTGGTGTAAGCCATAGCACGAGCTAAACCTTTGGTGTAGCGAGCAGATAAAGAATCGTAGAGGTTGTCTTCGATTGCTTCTTCGGTCAAGCTAAAGCCAAGGGCGATAGTTTCGTGGTTGTAACGTGCAGTCCATGCTTCTTGCGCGTTGTCATAAGCGATGGCATTGCCTTCGGGTTTGACTGGTGCAGCGCTAAAGCCGGACAGTTTTGTTTCTTCTTCAAATGAACGCTCAGAGGTCTCTGTTTCGTAGATCTCTTTGTGTTCTTCACCGTAGCGAGCATACTCTAATCCGAACAATGCGTTCAATCCGGGG